TCGGCCTCATTAGCGCAATACCAGTCAAACCCCTCACCGCCCGCGATATTGGCGATCAGGTAATTGGGGTCATGCAGCGATTGCCACGTGCTGTCGGCATGTATCTCGCCTTCGCGCCAGTCGGACAGGGGCATGTAATTGTCGATGCCGATGAAATCGATGTTGGCGTTGGCCCATAGGGGGTCTAGGTGAAAGTAGACGTTGTTGCCCACGTGATAGCCGAAATACTCTGACCAATCGGCGGCATAGGACAGCTTGCAGGTGGGTCCCAGAATACTGCGCACCTCGGCGGCCAGCGCGATCAACGCCGTGACCGCCGGAAAGCTGTCGCCCGCCCCCCGGATCTGCGTCAGCCTCCGCATTTCTGAGCCGATGCAGAACGCCTCAACCCCGCCTGCTGCGGCACAGAGCATCGCATTGTGCAGGATGAAGCGCCGATAGCTCCATTCATTCGGCCCACTGTAGGTGATGGTGGTGCCCGACAGCGCAAAATGCGCCGCTGTGGCCGTGCCGATAAAGGCTGCCACCTCGGCCGCAGCGGCGGCGGTGCGGTCGGGGGTGCCATCAAGGCCCGGCGCCAGCGTGGTGGTGATGCGCCCGCGCCATGGCAGCTTTGGCTGGCCCACCTGCCCGGTCCACGGGTTCACAAGGCTATTGCCTTCAAGCTGGCCCATCAGGATGAAAGGGTAGAAGGTCACATCTTGTCCCGCCGCTTTCATCGCGACAATTGCCTCGATCACTGCCTGATCGGTGGGTGTCCCACCATAAATCGAACGCCCCTCGACCTTTGGCACGTCCTCGGCCAAGCCCCGCGTGATCCCGCCCGAGCGCCACGGCATGCCCACGCCGTCCAGCGTTTTTTGTTCCACCTTTGGCCGAATTGTGCACTGACCACAGCGCAGATCGTCGCCGAACCACGACACGACCAAAGAGGCCGCCCCCACCCCCGGCATCTCTTCGGTCAACTGCTCCAGCGACAGCGCAAAGTCGGTCTGGTCGGTTGGCATGTTCACATTGGCGGTGCGGTTCTGGCCGGGGCTGATCTGGTAATGCACAGGCGTGGTTGCCAGCGAATACTCCCCCGTGCCCGGGATGACGCAAACGCCCGAGATGCTGGCCGCCAACTCCTCAACCCGCGCCCCGGCAGCGGTTTGCGCCGGACGCACGACCTCAAAGCTGAACTGCGGCACTCGGTTGCCAAAGGCTGAAAGATCGAGATCCTCGATCACCACATAGGCAACCCCGCGATAGGCCGGCGCATTGCCCGCGCCCTCCACTGCCGCGATCTTGGGATCGGGCAGCTGCGTCTCGGTGCCCTTGTAGACCCGCAGGGTCAGAGTGTTGGTCGCAATCTCGTTGCCATCGGCCCAGATCCGACCCACGCGGCGGATTTCGCCTTCGCACAGTGCAATCGCAAGGCTGACCGAATAGCTGTATTGCGTCACCCGGCCCCCGCCGCCCTTGCCGCCGCCGGTCTCCGACACGGTTTCGCGAAAGCGCGTCGCCCAGATGACTTGCCCCCCCAGCCGCACGCGACCCCAGGCGCGCGTGACAGCCGCGCCTTCGCTGGCCCCGGTCAGGCGGAACCGCTCGACCCGGCCCACCTCCACCGCCTCAGATCCCACGCCAAGCAAACGCTGGTCAATGACTTGGCCAAGCGTGGCGCCAATGGCCCGGCCAATCACCGCCCCTGACAGGCCCAGCACCGTGCCGCCGAATCCCGCCCCGACGGCCGCTCCGACTGCTGACAAAAGGATGGTCGCCATGGTTCAGGCTCCTTCACGGAAAACGAAAAACGGCGGCGATCTTGCGCTGCCAAGGCCCCGACAGCGGCGAGATCACAACCCCATGACCGCTGTAGGCATGAATGAACGCAGGCACAGGGCCCGTTTCGGCCAGAATGCCCAGATGCTTGGCCACCGCCCTTGGCCGCATGCGAAACAGCAAGATGTCGCCGGGCACCTCTTGGCCCTGCACCACGGGCTGCAAGATCGCCTGCGCGGCCTGCAAAAGCACCTCCTGCCCGGTTTGCTCGCCCCAGTCCGCGGTATAGGCGGGCACAGAGCGCGGTTCCTGCCCGTGTATTTCGCGCCAAATGCCGCGCAAAAGGCCCAGACAATCCGTGCCCGCGCCCTTGCAACTCGCCTGATGCCGATAGGGCGTGCCCAACCAGTCGCGCGCGCGCACCAGAACCTCGTGATTGCGGGTCATCCCTGCAGGCTCCCCCCGTCATTCACTGTGCCCGAGACGGGGTACGAGGTCAGCCAATCCTCACCCGGCACATGGGGAAAGCCCCGAAAGTTCAGGAAATTCGCAAACTTCGTCTGGCAGGTCGCCGCGCGCCGATCACAACCGGCAATCAGCCGGATGCTGTCGCCTTCTGCCAAAACCGCGCCCGTGCCATGCCAAAGGTCCACCACCCGGCCCGTCGCGGTCAGCCGGTCGGCCTTGACCATCACCGACATACCTGCCGAGGCCCCGCTCAGCACCTCGATCTGACCCCGCTCGAACCACTGATCGGCAAAGCCGGTCAGACCCTCGATCCCGATCCTTCCCAGCACGTCAATCTCGGCAATGAGCGTCGTTGCCCGATACGACGGCAGGCCAAGATCAATCCCACAGCGCGCATCCCCCAGAACCGCGCCACAGCGCGCCTGATAGACCAACCCCTGCGCTTGGTTCAGCCGCTCGCTCAGGCCCCGCAGCTCCACCCGAAAGGCCCCAGCCTTGCGCGTCACCTCATCGAAATTGCCGCGAAACTCGGTCACCCGCGCGCTGACATCGGCCCAATTGACCAGCCAGCTTTGCACCTCAGCCCCGTCAAAGCGCCCCTCCGCCAGATCCTCCTCGCGGACCGAGGCATCCGACAAGGCCCCTACCGCCTCGGAATTGTCCACCGACAGGCCCGTGGTCTGCTGCAAAGCCCCCGCTGACAGGCCACTCGATGCTTTGAACACATGGCCCTCGAATGACAAATCGCGGTCATGGTCGGTAAAGCCATAGGTCTCGCCATCCTTGCGCGTGACCAGCCAGCAATGGCAGACCGTGGTGATGCCACCGCCCAGATGCTGATAAAGCCCCTCCCGCCCGCTCATAGCCGCACCTCGATCACTGGCACGTCCGGCACCTCGCCCGCCTTGAACGAGGCTAGCGACACCGCGATGCGGTCGGTGTCGAACCGCACCGGCACATCAAACTCAAACCCCGCTGTGACCTGCGCGCCAATGTCGGGGGGCGTGACAAAGGTTAGGATGCCGGTCGCCGTATCGACCGAGAACTCCACTCCCTCCACCTTGGGATCATTTGCAATCGCCACCATCACCGTGCCCATCACCGGCTTGGCAATCGGGCGCCAATAGTCCTGAGACCCCGACAGATACCGTTTGCGGAGCTGGAACGTCGTCCGCACCCCATCGCCAACACCTAAGGTTTGATCCATCGGCCCCGTCGCCGCCGAAGGGATTGAGGATTTCCAATCAGCCCAATCCTTCCATCGAAACGCATGCAGCGGCCCGCGCCGCGCCTCAAAGAACGCAATCAGCGTCTCCAGATCGTCCAAGGACCGCAGCCCCATTCCCGCGTCATAGCGCCGACGCGAATGTTCCCAAGGCGTGTTGCGCTCCTCATGGCCATTGGCCAGCGTGACGATTTCGGTACGTCGCTCGGGCCCGCCCAGCGCGCCGAACGACAGGTTCGCCGGAAAGCGGATCTCGTGAAATGCCATGGTCCTGCCCCCTCAGCGGTTTCTTTGCCCACGTGCCAGCATCCGCTGGGCCTGCGCGGCAATCTGGGTCTGGCTGCGCTGAAAGCCCTGCACATCGGGCGTTGTGATGTTCATCACCACCGTGACCGGCCGCGCCGATCCCGCCGCCTGCACCCCCAACTGGCCATCCGCCCCGCGCGCCAAGGGCATAATCGCCTCGGGCCCCGCCTCGCCCATCAACCCCGTGGCGCCCCGCATCGGGAAAGTGGTGGCCTGCGCCACCACACCCCCCTTGGCAAAGGGCATCACCCGGCCTTGGACAAAGGCACCACCCTTTTCAAAGGGCATCAAACCGCCCAAAAGCCCGTTCAACCCTTGGGCCAGCGCGCCGCCCAGCGCGTTCTGCACCGGCTTCATGGCCACGCCATAGATCGTGTCGGCCATAGTCCGCGCCACACCGCGCAGCGCATCCGACAGCTTCACCCCGTCAAACGCCAGCCCATCGAAAGCCCGGCGCAAGCCGCCACCGATCCCCGAAGACAGCGTGTTCACCTCGCGCCCGGTAAACACCAAACTGTCGCGCATCCGCGCCAACTCGCCGTCAAAGGCCGCCACCATCCCCGCACTGCCCGCCAAAGTGGCTTCAAGTGCGGCGATCTGGTCTTGCAGCTCGTCAATCTCTGCCATGATCCTTGCCCTTTCCCTGATCGGGATATACCGCCGCCAGCTCTTCCAGCCGCGCCCGCGTCAAAGGCGGCACCGCCGCCTCTGCGCCCAACATGATCCGCAACTCCACCGGACTAAGCCGCCAGAACTGATCAGGCGTCAGGCCCAAGCGGCCCATCCCGGCACGCATCAGCCCTAGCCAATCAATCCCGCTCATGCCTCGCCCGGCAGCTGGAACGCCCGCGCCAGCAACTCCGCCCCCACCCGCGCCGCCGCAACCGGCCCGCCACCAATCTCGGCGGTGCGCAGATCGGCGGCCGTGCCTTGCCACCCCCCGCCCCGCAGCCCCGCCACGACCAGCGCCAGCACATCGCGCGTGGTAAAGGCGCGCGTCTCGAACCGCTCGACCAGCTCCATCAAAGACCCCGCCTCCAGCGCGGCCTCCAACTCGGCCAACGTGCCCAGGGTCAGCTTGGCCACATGGCGCTGCCCATCCAGCACAATCGCCACCTCACCGGCATAGGGGTTGGCCATCGGCACGCCCCCTTACAGCGCCACAAAGGTCAGCTGACCCGCCGAGGCGAGGCTGATCTCATAGGTTGCCTCGCCATTATGGCTGCCGGCATATTCGATGCTGGTGATCTGGAACGGCCCCTCAATGGTGCCGAAATCCGGCACAACCACCTGAAAATCCGGCGTCTCAGCGTCAAAGAAAATCTGCCGCGCGCGCCCATCGGTCGCCGCATCGCGAAACACGCCAGAGCCCGAGATTGAGGCCGATTTCACCCCAGCCCCCGCCAGCAACTCCCGCCAGCCGCCCGCACTGTCCAGGCTGGTGACATCCACCTGATCGGCATTCAGGCTGAACCGCTGCGCGCGCAATCCCGCCAGCGTCTGAAACTGCCCATCCCCGACCATATCGACCTTGACCAACAGGTCCTTGCCGCTCTGCACTGCCATATCTCATCTCCCTAACCGCCAAAGGGCCGCGCCCTTGGCTGTGAAAATCCGCTAAAGCTCGACACGCGCCCGAAACGTCATGTCGATGCGCCGCGTGGTGCCCTCCTCCAGCCGCCGCGCCACGGCGCGCTGAAAACTGATCGACACCAGATGCCCTGTCGTCAGGCTAAGCCCCCCCGCCAACACCGCCGCCGAAGCTGCCGAGGCCACCGTTTTCGCGGTCAAGAACCCTGTCGCATCGCTGATGACGCTGATGGTGAAACGGTGCTCTGCCCCTGCCCCCGTGCCATCCGACTGATCCACCGCCACTTCGGGGCCGATCAGAATGAAAGTGCCGGGCGTGGTGCCGGGCGGCATGGCATCAACGATGCTCACCCCCGAAAGCGCAGGCGCCGCACTCAGCGCGCCAAAGATTGCCGCCTGCAAGGCCGCCGCCGCCGCATAACTCATGCCGGGTCCTCCTCACGGGCAAAACAAGTCAAGTACTGACCTCGCGGGTCCTCTTCGGTCACCGCCAAAAGAGTGAAGACCCGCGCCCCATCGCGCAGCCGATCCTCAGGCCGTGGCCGAGCCGTCGATCCCACAGGGGCCGC